GCCGCTTTCTTAGCTGCTGCGTCATCTGCTGCTTTCTTAGCAGCTGCGTCATCTGCTGCTTTTTTAGCTGCTGCGTCATCTGCTGCTTTTTTAGCTGCTGCGTCATCTGCTGCTTTCTTAGCTGCTGCGTCATCTGCTGCTTTCTTAGCTGCTGCGTCATCTGCTGCTTTCTTAGCTGCTGCGTCATCTGCCGCTTTCTTAGCTGCTGCGTCATCTGCTGCTTTCTTAGCAGCTGCGTCATCTGCTACTTTCTTAGCAGCTGCGTCATCTGCTGCTTTTTTAGCTGCTGCGTCATCTGCCGCTTTCTTAGCAGCTGCGTCATCTGCTGCTTTCTTAGCTGCTGCGTCATCTGCTGCTTTCTTAGCAGCTGCGTCATCTGCTACTTTCTTAGCAGCTGCGTCATCTGCTGCTTTTTTAGCTGCTGCGTCATCTGCTGCTTTCTTAGCTGCTGCGTCATCTGCTGCTTTCTTAGCTGCTGCGTCATCTGCCGCTTTCTTAGCAGCTGCCTTTGCCTTTGCCTTTGCTTCTGCCTTTGCTTCTTCCCTCAAAATATCAGCTATATCTATATCTTCTGCGGAGGGAAGTACACCCGGTATAACATCCATTACCACTTCCCAAAAACCTCTATCATCCTCCTCCTGTGTCTCCTCTAATAGATCTAATTCTTCATCTAATTCGTTTTCTGGATAGACAGCAGTGTGAGCGCCAGCACCTACTGGTGGCATTGGCATATCGTGATGGGGCCCAGTTTCAAAACCATATAGCTTTGCTGACGAATCCAAATAACTCCCTTCTCCAGAAACTGAGTCCATACGTTCAGGTCCACCCATTTCAGAACTAAAGAACCCGCTTGACAGCATTGAATCAAGTGTATCAGCATCAAGAGTTCCAAACTTAGTTCGGGCGTTACCACTTGAAAGCATGTACTGTTTTGCCGTTCTGGGAATAGCGTTACCCCTTTGCGCCCTTGTTAATGCTGCAACTTCTGCAGGGCTTAAATCACCAGAACCTGGGCGGTGATACCGAGGACCAGATGGACTATTAAAAACAAATAGTGGACCTGCGTTCGATTGATTACTATATGATAAACCCATTTTCTTAACTACCTATCAACCCACGTATGCGCTGCAAAAGGAGAAGCTACAGCAAGCACTAACAACACCTGCCATAACTTAAGCTTCTGTGCTACTCCAGCTATTTCTTCAAGAGTCACCATATTTACTCATAATGCCCAATAATAATTACAGAACCAGAAGTAGATTCAGTAACTTGATTTACTTGCACATAAGTATTTTTCTCCAATATGTACCCATCCAAACTTTCAATAATAGGTAAAGCTGCTGTACCAGCTACAGTAGTCCAAAATCTTAACGATACAGTTGCTGTTGCTACAGCAGTTTCATCATATAGTGCGGTAACATCTGCAGCCCCTGTATTTTTTGGACTCAAATTAGATTCAGCAGCTGCTGTACCTGATGGAGTAGTTGTTGCAGCCCCTACTCCTAAATCATACTCACAAATTACGTTAGACCCATTAATAACAATCTGGTCTAAAAATAACGGAGCATCGTTAAGGTTTTTAACAAACAATATTGTGTCATTAGCATCAATATCTCGTGTTCCAGAATCCCATGAATACGCCTTACCTTGTCGTGAAGCCTTAACAAGTGGAGATTCTGTTACAACAAAAAGTTCTCCAGCATCATTAGATTCAACCCGGTTACCACTTTTACCTTGTAATTGCATCTATATCATCCTCTTCAATATTTGTTTGAAACTCTTCCTCAACTCTATTATTAAGAAGTATAAGTTGATTAATTACTATCTCTACTGCTTCAAGTATATCCTGATCAGTTACAAGTATTTTCCCATCATCATCCCGTTTAAAAGCAAAATAACTCATATAAGCAGCCACTTACTTAGAGAACTGGAATAAATAGTAGTTGGTGCATCATATTGTGCCCCCAAATCTAATTCCGTAACTCCATCTATAGTCCCAGAAAGTTTTACTCCTCCTGTATTTGCTCTTTTTATAATTACCCTGTCATTATTTTCTGGTGTTGTAGGAAACGTTACAGTTATATCACTAGTATTATTACAAATTACTACCTGAAACTCTGCTTGTGTAAGCGTTGCGCTTGCAGTTAACGTTGTAAAACTAACCGCATGGCTATCTGTAAACTCACGTATAAAATTATCTAGCTGATTAAAGTACAACCTAAGTATGTTATTAAAATGAGCAAATGCAGGTAAGTTATATTCCCCAGGAGGTATTGGTAATACAGGGGGAGCAAATTGAATCGTATACTTTTCAACAGAATTGACCATTATCTTCTTCCATCAGGTCTAATATCTAATCTTGGAACACCCAATCTCCATGCAACCCCCTCTGCAGTCGAGGAAACTTTTATAGATAATTGCCTACCACGCACGCGCATATCTAATTGGTTTGTGTAAGCTTCTATAGGTGAAGTAGCACTGCGTGTAACAGTACCTGTGTCAGTACCCCCTTCTGAAGCTGGAGAGTTATACCCAGACCCGGACCCAGCTAAAGGAAGCAGTGTAAGAACAGCTGCTGGGCTACTAGCTGTAGACCCACTAAACGACATATCAGGGAGCACTTTCTTTATGAAAGAGAACCTATCTCCGTCACCAATATCAAACTCAGAAGAAAGAATATGCGCACTTATAGCAGCGGTTGTACCTGTTTCGTTGTCATCAAGCCCCTCTTCATGATTAACCAGGTTAAAAGTATAGGTAGCAGCAAGTGGGTATTGGCGAAGCCCTGAATCTAACCAAGCAGTCCTGGCTAAAGTACCGTAATACCAAATATCCTGCCCGTAGTTATACACTACATACCTATCTATAGTTGTACTATTAGCTGAACAATAAAACCACCATACTTCAGTAAAAGCTTCTATAGTTCCAGCAAAAACCTGTGCGTACTGTAGAAAGTTAAAGTCATCAAAAATATACTTTCTAAGATCACAACGTAAGTTAACTGTTGTACCACTATAAGAATAGAACTTATCCTTGCCCATCCAATAAGCAGTCCCGTTTGCATAAGCAACGGCTCTAGGGGAAGCAGTAGAAATGTTTTCCCCAACCAATTGGGCACCCCAAACAATGGGAGCACCTACATACTGAAAAGCGTACAAACTAGAATCTGTCCAAACTAAGATTTCCTGCCTAGCTTGCCTAGCAGTAACAATTTTTGCTCCTCTAGACAGTTTTAGACTACCCGCTTGATTAGTAGCTGCAGGTGTCCAGTTAACAGCGCTTTCCTGATCTGACCAACGAACTAACATAGGATCAACAGTAGCGGTACTTATCGTATTAGCCCCAAAAGCAAACACAAACCTATTTATGTCTGATACAAGTATGTAATTTTGACTAGTAGGAACATCAGAAGCACCTGTTAATCCAGATAAAGCAACTCCCCTAGTAGTAACTGCATTAGTAGCATCCCAATAATACATAGCCCCACCCATAGGGCCAAAAATAAGATCTTCCCCAAAATGATGCTGTGTCCATAGGCGCATAGCTTCTGTAGAGGTACCACCCGTACCCCATAGCTCAGAACCCCATCCACCTGCTCCCCAACCAACAAGAGGCACGGCAACAGAGGGTCCAATATTTATTTGGTAGGCAGCGGTAACTGTACCCCCGCCAGAAGTAGTAGAGGTAGCATTACTAGTATGCGTAATTGTATAGGTACTACCAGAAGCGTACGCTAGTACGTACTCTCCGTTTATAGTAATCCCGCCAACAGCAGAAGCCCCACTAAAAGTTACGTAATCTCCATCTATATAGCTGCCATTGGTGTCAGTAACAGTAACAACAGCAGAACCACTCACAACAACAAACGGATTAGTTAAAGTTACAGTCGCCCTAATAGGCGTTATATCGTAGTAAGTTCCACCATTTTCAAGGTAGTATTTAAGGTGGGTACCTAAAGCGGTTAACCCTAACGACCCTAATGTAACCCAGTTCCAAAGAGAACGGCATACTCCAATAAAAGTTGAAGTGGATATCCGAGCCCAACCACCTATTTTTTCTGGGTACGCCTGGCGAAACCGTACTTTCTCAGACTCATACCATCCCCCTTCACTAGCGTATGCTGTTATTTCCCTGTTAACTCCAGGCTTAATCTGAACTTTCTGTATGGGCATAGCATTTTACGTTTGTACAGTACTAAAAACAGAAGGCAATGTAGCTACTTCTATTGCTACACTACGTTTTAAGTGCAGCTCTTTTCTACAAGAGGGGCACTTACTCATCCTTCTACATACACTAATTCTTTCTCCTGTCTTAACCTCTTCCCCACTTAGACCAAAACCACAATTCCCACATACAACTTCAACAGTACTTACAGGTACTACTTTGCCAGAACTCAAATTCTCCGCTGTTCTTCTAACTTTCACGACTCACCTTGGATGCCTGGTACCCTTCAAATGCGCCGCCGCCAAAGTAGAAAACGACAATAGTCATCACCGCCCAGGGAAGCATAAAGGCCTCCATGAGGTCTTGGATTGCGGTCACGATGTTAACCTCCCCGGTAAGTCCATTCGTCGCATAGGCGTGCAGAATAAATCCAAGGCAGATTATAAAGCAGAGCAGGAATGTCGAGATAAACATGAAAGCAATAACACGCTGCGCCAATTTGAAGGGTGCGTAGGCTTGAAGCATCTTGACCTTGGCTTCGGTCTTCGCCTCAATCGCTTCGGTCGCTGAGGTGTGGAATCCATCGATCAGATCCATCCCTCTCTTGATGACATCTCCAGATCCCAGGATGTTAGCGAGTAATCCCATTACTTGATTACCCCCGAGGAGATCTCGATTGTGTGGAATCCATCCGGTATTGTGAGGTTATAAAACGCATTGATCGCCTTCCTGCTATTCGCAACACCGGCCAAATCGCCATACAAACCCATACCAAGGCCCACACAGCCCAATATATCGCTTGCAGTATTAGCCACATGGACAAGTATGTGATCCCGATCAGGAACACCAGCAATCTCCCACATACGGGGGCCAAATTTCGGCGAGTCAACCCGGACCATTTCGTAATCGCCTTCTGGAATACACGATACCTCTCTTTTATTTTGCTTCCACGGTCGTTCAATAGTCCACCACTTATCTGCGCCATGATGTAATTGCCCAAGCGTTCTGTCAGAGAAATGTGCAAATCGAACTAATTTCACAACCTTGTATCATCAGCTAATTTCTTAATCTTTATCTTCTTCATAACTCACTCCTTACTCTAAGAAGACTCATCAACTATAATATCCGTCCACTCTGTTGATTGAGCTACCCCTTGTTTTTGCGCCACCAGGATGTTTATTTGGAGCAATTTCCGAATATCGTTTCTCATCGCCTGAATCCCCATGGCGTCATAAAGACCATATTTCAATGGGTTCCGGTGCGCGTGATGAAGCCACTGAATCCAGAGCCATTGTTGAAAAAAGAAGATGCAAATAGAAACAACGATAACTATCACCCCAACGATACCCGCATTAATTTCTATACTCACAATCTATCCCAACATAAATACATCATTTGAATTTAAACTTGAACCAAGC